ATATTTGAATAAGATGCAGGAGCTAAATTTATAGCATGATTACCAGCTCCACCGTTTGGGCTGCCTCCACCTCCACCAGCTCCTTGTATAGTCCCAGAATTATTAATATGAACAGTATCAGCTGACACAAATCCGGTTATTGTAAGAGAACTATTTCCGCCAGAGGAACTTATCGTAACCCCTGAGTTAACATTTATTGTAAGATCAGTCCATCCAGATGAATATCCACTGACTGAAGAAGTTTGAATATTAACGTTAGATGTGGATGCGCTATAAGTAATAGATGTTGTGAATCTCTTAGAAGCATTATAAAAAGAACCTAAAGATATAGCGCCAGAAGCTGCTACTGGACCATTGTGAGGACCAACATATGTGCCACCACGATAATATTGGCTCAAGCTAGCTGTAGAAGTTGTAAGACTTCTAAACTCATTAGAAATAGACTGACCAGCAGTTGATCCTGCTAAACTAATTGGTCCACTTGCATTTAATGGCATTTCTAAATCCTCCTTTTATTATATTTATAAAGAAAGATTATCATTACTTATTGTGCAACTTAGAATAGTCGTTTCTAAGCTCGATGAATTGCCCGATCCAGTCGTCGCGCTTCTCAATGAATAACAAAGGTGCTTCATCGTCTACTGACATAATAACTACTAAACGACTAACTGGAATCTTAGTTAGTTCTTCAAACATGACGGCATAAGCAGAAGTCTGCATGAAGTACCCGTGAATATCGTCTCGTGACTTTATTCTTCTAGAAGTCTTAAAGTCTATGACAGATACTCGTCCGTCGAACTCGGCAATACAGTCGACAGTACCAGCTACCTGAAGATAATCTGAGAAGAGTTGAGTCTCTAGACAGTGGATATTGTTGATGCGATTCAGCAGAGGTTTGATACTATCAAATGTTTCTACGTCAAATAATCCAGGCTTGACTTCTTTGTTGAGTAGATAATTTTCGCAGAGCGAGTGTATAGTAGTTCCTCTTCTTGCTGCTCGTGCTGAGACTCTATTTGCTTCCTCTTCTCCGACTCGTGCACGCCATTCTCTAATTGCTTCTTTTCCGAGTAGTCCAACAACGCTTGTGACTGACGGATACGACTTACCTGAAGGTGTCTGATATTTTCTACCTTCAGGCGAATCGACTCGTACAAGTTTTGGAATATCATGTTGAATGTGGTTGAACATAGTCTTCATACTTTAGTTTACATCTCTCTCCATGATATTTTTTATAATTTCCATTATCTATAGTTTTATGGCAGTATTCACATTCTTTTTTTGGCTTAGGTTTACCTTTATTTGGATGTATATAATTTGGATCTTTTAAAGTTCGCATCAATGATGTATAATGGTTTTTGCGGTGTTCATCTGAATGAGCTCTACCAGTTAAAGCTTTACTAACTGCATCTTTTTGGTGTTCACTTTGTTTTTTACCATACATTCCACAACGCTTTTGAACATGAAGATCTTTTACTATTCTACGTATACTTTCAGATCTGTTTAACGCAGCATCAGAAATTTTTTTACAAACTTCATCATAAAGCTGATGACCAGGTTTAAGAACAATAGCTCCACCTTGTCCACCGTATGCAATATTATAATATTCATCACCCTTTACAACTTCTTCATTTATCAATTCTATTTCTTTTTGATTCATTTCTTCTTCGTTGTCAAATATGAATAGTATTTCTTTTATGAAATTCTCTCTTCCATACTTTTTAATAGCGTTTGATAAAATCAACCCAGACCCCAAATATCCATCATTTAGATCTTCTGTTATATGTTTTCCAATATATTTTTTATTGTTTAATAAACATATTGTTTTATATATTGTGTAGTATTTCATGTTAACTCCTAAGTTAGGTTTATTATTTATACATAAAACCTAACTTAGGAAAATAATTTTATTTAATTTGTTTGATCATAAATATCATCGTATTTCATCGTCGCCATAATCCAATCTTTAACTAAACTAGATCTTACAATATCGTCTGTAGTAAACTCTATACGAGTATGTGAATTCATAAGTTTTCCAATGTCTAAGAACTTGCTTAACCCAGAAATATCATTCTTCTTCTTGTTCAAGTCTGTTTGACGATAGTCACCACACCAAATGATCTTTGAACGATGACCAACACGAGTCATGACAGTATTAATTTCTTCCCAAGTCATATTTTGGCATTCATCGACGATAATGATTGCATCGTCGAACGACATACCACGAATGAACGAAGTTGATATGAAAGAAATATAGCCTTGTTCTTCTAGACGATCCCAAGCATCTTTACGATCAAAGAGTGTTTCACATATCTGCCGATATGGTTGTTGGTAGATCTCCATCTTTTCGGACACATCACCAGGTAGATGTCCGATTTCACGTGACTGAACTGCTGACCTAACTATGATAATTTTCTTGAAAGGGTTTGACTTATCTAGTACTTCTTCTAATGCTTTGTATAGAGCACAGAATGTTTTTCCTGTTCCAGCTACACCGTGTAGAGCTACAAAATAATCTTGGCGTTTATAAGCTTCAAAAAATAATTTTTGATTCTCAGTCAATGGTTCAAATGTTTTTAAATCATCGATCCTTATCTTCAGCGAGTTGTTCACTGCAACTCTTGGTGCTCTCTCAAGTGGTTCATCATTTACGCTCTTTAACGCTAGTTTTCTTGCACTTGCCAAGTGGATTCCTCCCGTTAGTTATTAAAAAGCGTTCATCTTCTTAAGGTCGCTACCTGGTGTCCTTTCGTGAATTTTTTGCAAGACCTCTTTGAAGCCTGAATCGCGCTTGCGAACTCCAACACGAACAGGATCAACAACCATAGGAGCGGAAGTGATCACTGATTCGATATTGGGGTTTTCTTTTAAGAAAAGTTCACGTGCGGAAATAGACATGAACTTTTCAAATTCGATTCCTGTATCTTTATCTCTAAAGTTATAGGTTGGCATGATTAAATGGCATTGAGATTGTACGGTTTAACTTAGGTTTGTCTTCGATATAACAAGTATCGCTATATAGACTATATATACCATCTGCGAACCATTCAGGCATTGCTTGATTAGTCCAGCGCGACATTTTATACTTAGAACCTAGATAATAGTTACGATAAGATGCAATGGAATCACCTTCTACCTTGTACTCGTCTGGCATCGCTGGAGTAGGTTCGGTAAAATTACCTTGCCGAATATTTCTCGGCAAGGTGGACAAGTACGATTCTAGCTTTGAACACGCATGAACTTTTTCGTAGCGATAACTATATTCTGCCATCAACGCTTGAAACAGACTAAAGAGCCAGTGATAGTTGGAATCAGTCTGTCTTACCCAAACTGCTGAAGGATGATTGACATGAGTAGCAGTATAGATAGCGTGTTCGCGATGATCAGGAAGAACATATCGCTTCGTTTTTCGACCAGTTTTACTGATGCTATTAATGAGAGTACCATCAATAAGACGATGAGCAGTAGAAAGAAGTTGAGCATATTCTAAAATCATCTTTACACAGTGTTTGTCATTATGCATCTGTGCACAAGTTTGTGGATCATTGTGCAAATAAAAGATATTCATTGTCCTCCTTGCCACTCTAAATAAAGTTTACCTAATTGCTTAATCGTATCGCTTGCATTTTTATGATGCACAGCAGTTCCACCTGCAGCTCGATAATTTTCTACAACTCTAAGTGTATCGTCGACTAAAATGTTCCACGGACCAGCAAACTCGGCTTTCTTAGCACCGCCAGGAACGATGTTTGCTTTGTATGTAATACCCTTAGACTCAAGCCACTTGAGTTTCTGAGGAACTACAACGTCGTGTAGATATCCGCCGCCTGAAGAACTTAGAATCTCAACTGGAACATTGAGAGATGCTACGTAAGCTAATAGCTCAACTGCACCTTTGTTGAAATCTAGAGTCTCAAAGTTTTTCCCTGCAACAAAGGGACGCCAATTTTTCCAAAAGTGGCTGTTGTTAGCCTGAGTATCTTGAGGTCGTACACCAAATAGTTCGACGTACCGACTTTCAAAGTCGGCGAGTACGCCATCCATGTCAAGATAAATTTTCATCGATTACGATCCTTGTCATACCAATGTTCTGAGTGTTCAATATCTTTTAGTGTTTCTTCTGAAGTTGCTTCTGCGAATTTATTCGCTTCGGCTTCGTCGTCCATCCATCGATGTATGCAACGTTGTTTTTGCTCGTTGGTCCACCCTTTGAGATAGTCGTTGTCTTCGTCGTGAAGACTTAAAAACT